CTGTGGTGCTGGAGCAAAACCGATGTCACCTTTTCGTCGCTCAGGGATAAATCGTCCAGGCCCCCAATCAGTGGGACGTTGACCAAATGGGTGTGTGATGGGTGGCAATGTAGCCATCGAGTTGCGATCAATCCGAGAATCACGTTCAACCTTAACTTGGTTCTGTACACCACGAATTAGATGTGGGATCGTCTGAATCTCGTATAGCTGCTTGCTGTCATCCGATAGCTTAGTAACTACAACTGGATAGTCATCGTACCCATTCATCAGTTCAAACTTAGCATATCCCTGTGTTGACTCATCTCCAGTAAAGTCACGATGGAAGACCGTGCAATAGATGCCCTCAGCTCCATCTTCCTCGCTAATCAATCGCTGGTAGCCGTAGCAAATCTCAACCAAATCTTCTGCTTGATTGATTGTGTGGTGTCTATTTACAGATGAGATCGCTCCATTTGATCCGTCAATAGCCTCTACATTTACACCTCGATACTTGTCAATTAGATGATCGACAAACCCTTCGTCCCATCCTTCGGTTCCCACCTTGTTTTCTAACTCTTGAGCCGTAAAGTAGGTGCGCCAGAAACAGTATGGTGCTTTCTGTGGATCACTAACGTAGTTTGGAAAGAAAAATTCCCCATCAGGAGACAGGGTTTTAACTTGAGGTGCATCTACTTTTCTACGCTTCAACGGCAACTCTGCTACAAAGTTCTTACGCAAATCTTTAATAGCTTTCTTAGCTTGCTTGTTAGTAACACCTTCGAAGACTTGTTGAATCAATGCAACTAGCTCGTCATCAGCCTCACCGCCTTGAATTGCCTCAGCTACATTAGGATCAATTTGCTGGATCTGATCTAGGGAGATTCGCTGAATGACCCTACGATCTTCCTTCTGCCATCCAACATAACTAATCAACAATCCACGCTCTAGGAAATAGTTTGCCCCTAGTTCCATTTCCTCGTAAAAGCGATCAATGTACCCAGACGATACCATCCACTTTAGGAACCCTGAAACAATCTTGCTTCGAGCAATGTCACCACTCTCCACAGGAAAGGCTCGCACATTAGCACGATTTAGCGACCCCATAAATGTGGCAACCAAGCGATTAATGCGCTCGTCAATGACGTGTGCCTCTACGTCACTAGCTCCATCCCAAGGAAAGGCATCTGCTCCATGCTTTCGGTGATCCTCAGACTTGCCATCCCAGAAGTTTCGACGATCATCATACGATTGTCGGCAATCATGGAAGTACGGCTCAAGTTCATTGATCGTAGTATTGTAAGCGTTCTGCAAGCCAAGTATGTTAGGCTCTTTCTCAAGGTAGGTCATCGACCCAAGTGTCTCCTGATCTTTCATAGTTGTTCTTTATAATCTTAAAAATTCTCTCGCACCTCATTTGTTCGGTTTGCTTATTCACTCCTATTCTATCACATAAATCAGAATAAGATAAAAATGCGTCAGAATGAGTTACGCAGCTAACAAAATACTCCCAATCAAGAAGCCGATCAGACTGCTGCTTACACCACTTTTTATCTAAGGTAACATCCATCAATTAATCTTTGGGTTATATCGGTAACTGACCCCAGATTTATCTGTGATAGCTTCAAACTTAATTATCTTACGTGGTTTTACTGTACCTTGAAATCTTCGAGGGATTAAAACTGGAACAGTCTTGCCAACCTCAGGAGAGCTAACGTAAACATACTTAGGATTTGGACACTCCCTAGTAACTTTGCCTATGTAAAACTTAGGGATGATCTCTTTGATCATGCAACTCTCGAAAAGAATCTTTGCAAAATCTTCCTCAACCCAAGTGTTCTTACCCTTGCCACTAAGGGAGCCAGCAGGTAGCTTGCTCAAGGCAATCTCCATAGCTTCCTCAAAGGAAACCTCGCACTCAATTGCAATATCTTTTAATCGTTTTTTAGCCATTAATAACCTCCGTTGCCAACCCTAGTTGCTTCTAATGATCTTGATGTAATATGGTCTGGGCCGTCACCATCATTACACATTCTTAAATATCTTAAACAGTCCACAAAGTCCTTCAATGCTTCGTCTTTTTTCTTATTGTTTCCCCAATTGATCAGGGAATGGATTAGGTTTCCACAAGACTTATGTATCGTAAGTTGCGGTTTATTAGCACTATCCACACTTTCGTTTGCATTGTACCAGAACCACTGATCTAAGCCACTGATGCCACGATCAATCTCTTTGCCATCTGTCGGCAAGAAGTCCATACCTGAGTCAGCAAAGTCGTCAAACAGAGTTGAGTTATTATTGCCTTCCCTAGACGCAAAGCGAGAGTCAATAAATCGCTCATACACTTCTATACCCAGATCGGATTCAATGTCCTCGAATAGTTCAATGTACCTATCAATGTTGTAACCAAGCTTGTCAGCAGCAGGGCCATGCTTCCACTTCGGATCACCAAACTCAGCCCAAGGCCCATAAGTATCTTTGTCAGGCCACTCCTTTAATATGTGAACATCCTTGTCTTTATTCACTATAGCCCACAAACAGGTGTAATTTCTAGCACCAGCAGGGTCAACTACTTGATACGCAGTCCATTGATTTGAGCTATAAGTCGGTGACTTATCGATCACATGCACCGAAGTATTGAATAATGGGAACAGCGTAGTCATTGACTTCACTGGAATCCCGTAAGCACGAGTAAGGATTGTATCCTTTGGTTTTCCGCTTAGTTCTTTGGCAATTCGCTTATATCCACCAAACGGATTCTGGTCTGAATGGAAGTAAACAATGTCTAAGTTTTGATTGTGGTTTCGCTGGACACACGGAACATCCTCACCATTAAGTAGTTTTGCAGGTCTAGTTTTAATTGTCTCGGCATCCTTCAAGTAAGAGCCAATGAAAGGTGTATATCCTTTGACGGGAGTTGCAGATATAATCTGCTTGGCATTTCTAGTTGCTAGACGAAATACCATTGTCTGAATTAGGTCGCCATCCTCAAGGTACTCATCACACCACATTCCAATGTTTGGAGAAGTTGGTGACTCGCTGCCAAGCTCTAGTCCTTCAAACTTTCCTCGGTTTAGCTGAAACTGGCTGTAAGTATGGAAGTAGACTCTCGATCCATTGGGCAGAATAAACTGATAGCCAGTAAATCCATTTTGCTCACTATAATTCAGGTAAGCTGTCTTTTCTTTTCGCTTGTTCTTAAATTCAGGGGGCAGGTATCGGTAAATCGCTTTCTGCTGTATTCGTTTTGATGCGCTATCGTCCTGAGCAAAGCAGATAATCTCGGCTCGATCGTTCTGGATTGCAGCCTGCACAACCATCTTGGCACAAAATTCTGTTTTCCCGCTACGATTCCCACCACTGATAATAAGAGAGTCAACACTGTCTAGGCTATCGATAGCGTTTTTCCAGCTCTCTAGGGTGACTCCGTAGTGGTATGGATCCTCCTTTGACAGCTTGATCGCCTCTTCCCTAGACTTCCATAGGTCAAATACAGCTTGCGCTCCCTTAGTATCTAAAAGGGTTTTTAACTTCTCTTTAGTTGGAAGCGGTATAATTGGATGCTTAGTCCAGTTCATTGTTTGGTAACTCTGGCATATTCATCCAGTGATCAGGTTGGGGAGTTAGTCTCAATCCGCTGCTACTATCCTCCCATTGAGACCAATGACCATCCCAACAGCCAATACAAATATAGCTACCACAACAAAGTATCAATTGGTTTAGGTTCTTTGGTGCAGTTTCAATCGGCTGCCAGTTTTTATATTTATTCATGGTTTGTTTTTTCTATGGATGAAAATTCAATAAACCCCTCAATCCATCTTGTCTCTCCTGTCATGTTTAATGATTCAAGTGTAATGTAAATAGCAACCTTCGAGGTGTTTCCATTAAAATTAACAATGTGGCCTGAGCATTCACAAATTTTTTTAGCGATGCAATCCCTTGATCTGCCTAAGAATCTTTCTTTGTGCTTCATTATTTATCCGTGCAGTAATTTAATCATTATTTTCGACCACCTCAGCATCTGTAACTTCTGGTAAATTATTTATCAAGTCAATAGCTTCCTCTGGTGTAGTAACATGCTTAACTTCAATGCGTTGCACATTATTGCCAGTCACACGATCAAATGCTTCCATGTCAACCTTACCAGCCACAGAAAGAAGTTGTAGCTCTTTTGGCCCATACTCCTTAATCCTTTCCTCGCTCTCATCGCTACCATCCAACAGATTTCCAAGAATCTTGTCCTCCAACTCAGCAATAGATGAAGCCTTGACTGCTAGCTGCTTTGCTTTCTCACGCCGAAATACTACCGCATCTCCATGTGTCAGCACCATAGCTTGAATGTCCTTGGCTGTTGTCCTGTCAATCTTCGCTTCCTTTGCTGTCTTCTTCTGACTAACACCTTGTAGCAGTAGGGCTGCTGCCTTTGTCCATCGCTCAGGATCAGCATTAGACAGTGAGTTGTAGTGCGAAGAGTTCTGCGCCTCTATTAGCAATGGCTGCAGGGCATCCTTCAGATGGTCTGGTAGTGAAAGTTCACTCATAAGTGAGCCCTATACTAATTGTAAGTTTTTGTCAAGCCCCCAAGGAACCCCTCTGGTGCGCCCGACCGAGAAAAGCTCAGTCCATTAAACGTCCGCTATGCAGACCAAAGGCGTGAGGGGTTAGATTATCCGCAATAGTCGTATTATTAATACTGCTATTGCAAATGATTTAAGCACGAACTACGACAAACGCAGAGTCTTGCTGTTAAAAACAAGGCTAGCCTGTGGGATTCGCATACCCACATTCACCACAATTAAGTATGGAGTCTTGTCGCTATTAGATGAAGGCTAGTGAATAATATGTTATAAGTAAACGCCCGATACTCAGTTATTTATATAATATATTAAGTCTTATTTTGTCACAAGTTGACCACCATTTTCGTGACGTCAGGAAAATGGTAGAATTGAGGTGTCTATTTGTGACTAATATTAAAAATGTAGCTCGTATCGTGAGCTAATCGTGTCTCTACTGGAGTCACCCAGCTTGCCAATCCCCCTGAGACAAAAAGGGTAGGAGGTCGACTAGCCCCCGACCACACGTGGTGTCGCACCTCAAAGCCTTATAATGGTTGCAGGGGTAGGAATTGAACCTACTCAAGAAGCTTATGAGACTTCCTTGACTACCTAACCTCCCTACAAAAAGAAAGAACCCCCTGATGTACGCACCGACCCCACCACTCGTCAGCACTTGGGAAGGAATTAGCAACCGATTCGGAAGCCAGAGGCGCAGGGGGCCTACTAAAAGAACCATCCCCTTTACTTATCGGTCGAAAGATGGAACTCCCCCCAAATTGCGCTTCATTGAGAGGCGTGGGGGGATTGATAAAGAAACCCCAAACTCCATCACAGTCGCTAAGGGCTGGAGAGGAAGATCAAGGGGCATACATGAGAAAGAACTAACCCCTTATATCATACTTTTAATTGTTTGTCAATAGCCTTGACATATAGTCAACAAAAACATATAATATATCTATGACAACAATATCAGCAGAAAAAGCCAACAAAATATCTTGCTCTAATAATACAGAAGTAATAGAAAGAGACAAGGAGATACAAAAAACAATAGAAAATTGTATGGCCAAAATAGAAAGATCAGCTAAGGCAGGTGATTTTAGTGCAAAGTGCTATTGCCAGATAAAACACCTCAATGATGTTCGTGCAATACTGGGACCCCCTGGCTATCGTACTGCCGTACCCGATCATAGATTTGAGCCTTGGCGTACTGCTCTTTGTAGCTCCATGACTGTGCTTGAAGTTTCTTGGGATTGCCTTGATTAATAAATTGCCAAAATAAAAAAGTATGGAACTGAAACAAAAACTATTTGAACGTAAACAAGAGTTTTATGACATCTTTAATAAGATGCCAAAAGACAATTTCGATTTTATGACTGCTAATGGCCGTTGTAGTTTAGATGATTGTATAGAAAATCATTTAAGAGCTTGGACTGCTGGCCGTATTAATGGCGGCTCCGCTAGCATGGTTCTTTATGGAGAAGATTGGGATGCAATTAAATTGATTGACAAAATTGCTAAAGAGTATTTCAAATAAATAGTCAAAATAAAAAAGTATGAAAACAATAACAGCAGAACAAGCAATGTCTTTGTCTATTGACAATAACTCAGAGTTTCAAGAAAGGAAAAAACAGTTTAATGAAGCATTAGAAAGCTGTATGGTTAAAAT